CTGTTAAGTGCAAAGTTTAGACCATCTGTTACGGTATTTAGGCAAGATCCGCCTTTCTAACTCCTATAATACTCTTTATATATTTCATCAATATTAATTGTTATACAAACATTATGATTATTACGATTTTCTGATGCTAAACTTTTAAAAACATGAAAGGTGTTGCTCTGTAATACCTTTTGTGGAACGTGATCACTGACTTTTCGGGCAATCATACGATAGAGCTTAAAGCCTGGATAACGCTCAGCCCCAGATTCCTTGTATAGTATGTTTTTACCGGTGTCGTCTAGGCACCAGCTTTCAACCAACTCTGCAATTTCAGCAAGAGGATGTGGGTTGGTAGTGGTGGTTGCGGAATCACCCACCTCACTATAACATTCTTGCTTATCAAAGTAGTCATATAAGCTACATGCAAGACGGCATAAATCAAAAGCATAGTTGGGCTCACATGTGTCTTTTGTTTGATCGTAAATGCGATCATAATTATACTGTGTAGCTGCGTCTCGTCCGCTTTCGAAGCAGTCGTTTAGAAAGCTCAGACCACCAAATCTGTAAGTTGCCCGCCCAAAATCAATAATCTTAAAAATCCGTCCAAATGTGGGCACTGAGTACTCAACTTCATCAATCACGTAGTGTAGGTGGCTTTCCTCGGTTGGCACCCACATGATGTTGGCAGCATGCAAATCATTATGGACAAAGTCAAACGCCTTATTGTAAGTGTGTAAATTTGCACATACTTGAAATAGACACGACCGCCATTCTTCTACTTCCATTTCCTCTTGCTCCATCAAGTCTTCCAATGTGCCAGTAAGGCATTCTTGAGCAATGACTGCCACGGCTATTTTTGGTATTGTGCACCACGCAGAATCTAATAATTCTTCGTCTAAGCCTTCGCTTTCGGTCTCGCTTTCGCTTTCATCTTCGTATTCCGTGCTTGACTTTTCATCACTTTCAATATCACTCCATTCGCTATTGTCATTGCTGCTGCCTTCGTGGTCATTTGGATGAATGTTTGTAATTTTGAGTTTTTGAGAAGGCTGTTCAGTTTCGGTATCTTCATCGGTTGTAACGCTGGTTCGATCACTTCCGCATGATTCAGAGTTAGTTTGCGATATAAGTTTTTCAACTACTGAGTAATCTGGGAAATCAACGACTTCTTGAATATCGATAGTAGCAAGAGGTTGGCGTGGGCTGTTTGAATGTTGTTTAACAAATATTTCTTCTATACCAAGTTCAGTGCTTGATGTGGGATTCCCAATAACTTGAATAGCACCAAGAGGAGGCTTTGTCTCTTTGGCTGAATCCATCATTTCCTTCATTTTTAGAAATCCTTCTTTCAGGCACTCAGCATCCAGAGTAAACCGATTGTCGATACCTTCCATAAAACTTTCCGACTCCCATGGTTCGCTTATGTCATCAGAAAAGTCGAATCGGAAGTTTTCCTTTACGCCTGTAAATGCACCGTAGTATTGAATGCCTTGAACAAAGTTGTAATTATTTAATAACCGACTTGATAAATATACAAAAAAGGCATCAGTGTACGCTCTATTATGTGGACTATCGCAAATGGCAGGTGGGATGGAAAGAGAAGAAGGAGGCGATGTCGGTAATGTAAGCGCAGAGTTAATGGTGGCATCTTCACCAAGCACTTAGTCAAGCGGATCAACTAATGGACACACTTTGTAAAATACTTTTTGCGAAATTTGCGGGAGTTTTGAGGCGTGCACTGTATTCTCTTTTTGTGAATCAAAAAGATTGTTGCAAAGGGTGTTAGCCGCTTGTTTTGCGCTTTCATGTGTGCTTTCAATATTGGCGATCAAAAACTTAGACCTAATAGTTGTTGATAATCGACTCTCAGCGTCTAGGTTAAAGAATCGTTCGTATATTGGCAAATATGGCTGCAACTTATCTATGCCAAGTGTATTTTTAGCAGAATTACTTAGCTCCTCAATGCCGCTCTCTGCAATAGTATAAGCTTGAAAACTAAGCATTGTGCCTAAATGCTCTTTCTAAATGAGTTTGAGAAGTCTACCGCACACATTTTTGGTTTTTTAAAGTGCGGTATTTTAAACCCTTTATGATCCTCTTGCTATGTTAGCCCATGTCAATTCAACTAAAGAAATTTAATATGAACTGGATTAACTTTTTGCCCAATGAGAACAAGGGTCCAGTTATTGTCCTCATTGGGCGACGCGATACGGGTAAATCCTTTTTAGTCAAAGACTTACTGTACCATCATCAGGATATTCCAATTGGAACTGTTATATCCGGAACTGAAGCTGGTAATCACTTTTACGAAAATATGATACCGCCTCGCTTCATCCACGAAGAATACGACAGTTCCATTATCTTTCGGCTGCTACAACGACAAAAGCAAGTGTTGGCACAAATGGAAGACGAAAAAAAGCAAACCGGTCGAGAATCACAGTTTGATCCCCGTGCCTTTTTAGTGATGGATGACTGCTTGTATGATGACTCTTGGGCTCGCGATAAGCTAATGCGTGCCATGTTCATGAATGGACGGCATTGGAAGTTGATGGTTGTAATCACCATGCAGTATCCTCTAGGTATTCCACCAAATCTACGCTCCCAAATAGATTATATCTTTATTTTGCGTGAAAATTACATATCAAACAAGAAGCGTATATACGACAATTATGCGGGTATGTTTCCTACCTTTGATTCATTCGCACAAGTAATGGATCAATGCACAGAAAATTATGAATGCTTAGTCATCAGCAACAACGTAAAGTCAAACAAGTTAACAGACCAAGTGTTTTGGTACAAGGGAGAACCCCGCGACGATTACCGAATGGGCAGCCGGGAGTACTGGCAAATCGGCAGCATTCCAGAAAACAAGGATGAAGACGACCTAAGCGAGCTTACGGGAAATCGTGGCTCTGCCGAGCCAAAAATCAATGTTAAAAAAACAAGTTGGTAATTTCACACTAAGCGTCACCAGTAGGTGCCGGTCCAGCCGAACCATTATCCTCGTTACCCGTAAGTTCACCCTTGAGCCCTGAGTAGGTTTGAATGACCTCTTCCTCAAACATTGTATTCGCACCACTCAGCTTACCATCATCATCAAGGCGCTGTGTAAGCTTGTTTCCTGTGGCCTCCGCCTTGCTCATATTTTCTTCAATTGCCTTCTGCTTTGCTGCCTTGACACGCTCGTCAAAGTGTTCCTTCGCTTCAGTCTCATTTTTCATCTTTTCGTGCATAAGAGTGTTAAGTTCATTCTCGAGGTGCTCCACCCGACCCGTCTTGTAAGCATCAGGGTGGAATGGCATCCACATACCAACTTGTCCCACATAAATGCTGTGATGGGGGTCTCGTTTGCGTAGCCATTCTGCTCGCTTTTGTGCCTCCTCAAGACTCTCATAGCTACCTCTTATTTTGACTCCTCTCACCGCAGTCTGGAAGTCATTTTCCTTACTAAATTGTGTAAGCAAATCGTCTTCATTTTGTTCGCAGTATGTCTTATAGTGTCCAGCACACGAAGACCCTTGAAGCTTCTCCTTTTCGGCTTCTCTAAACTCCGCCAAATCACGCACCATTTCATCAAAGGCAACATCATACTTGTAGCTCAAGTACTGCACAAACCGAATGTAAATATCTGCCGTTCGCTCCCACTCATACTGATCGATAAATTTGCCAAACTTGTACTCTTCAAAGTTCTTAATGATCTTTTCCGGTGAAACGAAAGAGAGGCAGCAGAATTTTTGACCAGCAATCGCGTTATCTTCGTCAAGCAAGTCAACGTGGACTGGAGCTGTTGCTGGATCTCCGGAGTTAGCACTTGACATCTTATGATTTTGGTATGTTAGCCTCTAAGCTCTTATATGTATAAATGAGATTGGAATGCGTATGTATTCTTTAAAATATATAACGTTAATTATAAATGGATCTAGTGAGCTTAAACAATTCTCATACAGATAAAAATACAGTGCATAGCTATTTGCCATTATATGATGATTTGTTAAAACCTATTAAAAATACTAAAGGAAACATTTTGGAAATTGGGGTTTATGTAGGTGGAAGCATTAAATTATGGAGCGATTATTTTACAAATGCTACGATTTATGGTTGCGATATTTCACCAAAATGTCAAATGGAATCACTAAAAAATAATGATAAAGTTGTCTTAAAATTAAATGAAAATGCTTATAATAAGGCTTATGTTGAAAAGAATTTTAGTGATAAAAAATTTGATTTTCTAATTGACGATGGACCTCATACCCTTGAAAGTCAAATTAACTTTATTGAATTATATTTACCACTACTCAGTGAAAATGGTATTTTAGTTATTGAAGATGTCCAAGATTATAATTGGTTAGATATATTAATAAGTAAAACACCAGAATGTTTTAAAAAATATATTAAAACATATGACTTAAGAAAAAATAAAGGAAGATACGATGATATAGTTTTCACTATTGATAAAATTTCTAAATAAATTTATATTTATAAGGCTATATTCAAATTACTTACCATTTGAAAATTATCTAGGACGTACTCAAGATGAT